TCTGACACCCTGCCCAAGGTCATGCGGATCGCGTTTGCGGGCGTCACATGGACGATGAATAAGACCGACTGGTATATGACCTTACCGAATGGATCACAGGTCTGGTTTGCCGGGCTGGACGATGCCGAGCGAACGGAAAAAATCCTTGGCATGGAATTTGTCACCATCTATTTCAACGAGTGCAGCCAAATACCTTGGGCAAGTGTTCAGGTGGCCATTACCCGGCTAGCGCAAAGCGTCATGCAGTCCGTTAGGGGTATGGAGGCCGCGCCTCTCAGGCCTAGGATATATTACGACGAAAACCCGCCGTCTAAGGGGCATTGGTCCTATAAGGTTTTTGTCAAAAAGGTTGATGTTGAAACCGGCTTGCCGTTAGCCAATCCCGAAAACTATGCCTATTTCAAGATCAATCCCGCCGATAATGCCGCTAACGTGTCAGATGATTATATCGACACCCTTAAGGGCCTATCCGCCCGGCTGCGTAAGCGGTTCTTAGATGGCGAGTTCGGGGACGCCACGCCTGGCGCTCTGTTCACCGATGAGGTTATTGAGAAATGGCGAGTGTCTGACGGGATCGTACCTGAGTTTATCCGCGTTGTGGTGGCTGTTGACCCCTCTGGTTCCGGCGACGTGGACAATGCCGATAATGACGCTATCGGGATCGTGGTGGCTGGCCTTGGCGTTGACGGGGTGGTCTATGTCCAGGAGGACTGCACTGTGAAGGCGGGGCCTGCGGTTTGGGGCCGTGTCGCCACAGATGCCTTTGATCGGCACCAGGCTGATATTGTGGTGGGCGAGGTCAATTATGGCGGGGCCATGGTCAATGCGACCATCCAGACCGCAAGGCCCAGGACGCCCTTTAAGCAGGTTACAGCGACACGGGGCAAGGCTGTACGCGCCGAGCCTTTCAGCGCCCTCTACGAGCAAGGTAAGGTGCGCCATGTTGGGCAGTTCCTAGAGCTTGAAGGGGAACTAACCAGTTTCAATACCAACGGTTATCTTGGCGGCGGATCGCCTAACCGGGCAGATGCATTGATCTGGGCCCTGGCTGAGTTGTTCCCCGCGATTGTCAGCCCCCGCAAAGAGGCCCCAGTGTCGTCGGCAATTCCAAAGATTTCGACCGCGTTTAATCGGCGCTAAGCGATTGCCGCCGCCCTGTTGCTGACTTTGACCTGCTACGATTACCGCCCCATGCCGGAACCCTACCGAGCGGGGCGACATGACCGGCATATCAGAACCTGACATTGATGAGGCCGAAAAGACCGAAGGGTCTGAGGATATTCACGCCCGCGCCATAGCGGATTTCGAAAGCGTGGTTGCGGCCTGTGCCGAGGAGCGGGCGCTTAACCTTGAGGACCGCCGCTTTGTCTCCATAGCCGGGGCGCAGTGGGAAGGCCTTTGGGGGGATCAGTTCGCTAACTCAATCATGGTCGAGGTCAACAAGACCGCCCAGGGCGTTGAAAAGATCATTGCCGACTATCGCGCTAATCGGATGATTGTGGATTTTCGTGGCGTCGGTAAGGGCACCGATGAGAAAACCGCCGACACCCTAGACGGCATGTTTCGCGCCGACTTCTATGTCTCCAAAGGCCAGCAGGCAACCGACAACGCTTTTGAAGAGGCCGTCCAGGGCGGTATCGGCGCTTGGCGTCTGACCAATGTCTATGCAGACGAATTTGACCCTGACACTGACCACCAGCGGATTGCGTTTGAATCCATTGTGGATGCAGATCAATCGGTGTTCTGGGACCCGAACGCGCGCCTTTACGACAAGTCGGATGCCCGGTGGTGCATTGTCATTACTTCAATGGCCAAGGCGGAGTTTGAGCGCGAGTACGGCTTGGACCATGATAGCGACTGGCCGCAGGGGCTGTTCAAGACCAATTATGATTGGTTCACGCCCGATGTTGTGCGGGTTGCCGAGTATTACACCGTCGAGGTTAAGGCCGAAAAGCTGCACGTCTTGCAGAACCGCACCACCCAAGAGGAGCGCCGGGAATGGGCCTCCGATCTGACCGATGGCGACCTTGAGCAACTGGCTATTGAGGGCTGGCGTGAATTGCGGGTTCGCATGGTTAAGCGCCGTCGGGTTCGCAAATATGTCCTGTCTGGTGCCGCGATCATTGGCCCTGAGAAAGGCCAGATCATTGCGGGTGACTGCATCCCGATTATTCCGGTCTATGGAAAGCGGTGGTGGATCGACAATATGGAGCGGACGCGCGGTCATGTGCGTTTGGCCAAAGACCCGCAGAGAATTTATAACGCACAAATCTCGAAGCTGACTGAGACCGCTGCCACGGCTGCGACAGAGCGCCCGATTTTTACGCCAGAGCAGGTTGCCGGGCATGAGGCCAAGTGGGCCGAGGCCAATATCAATCGCGCGCCCTATGCCTTGATCAATCCAACCGTCAATGCGGACGGCTCAACGCAGCCTGTCGGGCCGATTGGCATGATTAGCCCGCCGCAGTTATCGCCGGTTCTTGGCGCCCTGATTCAGATCACCGGCTCTGACATTGCTGAGATCACGTCAGCCGATAATGGAGCCGACCAGACTAAGGCGAACGTATCCGCTCAGGCCATGGACCTTGCCGCAACCCGCGTTGATGCCAAGTCCGGTATCTATATGGACAATATGAAACAGTCCTGGCAACGCTGCGGTGAGGTCTGGCTTTCAATGGCGCGTGACATCTATGTTGAGGAGGGCCGTGAGGTCGAGACCATGGGCCGCGACGGTGAGCAAGACACTACCGTTTTAAAGCAGGGCTTCACCGATCCGCAGGGCCGCTATTCGATCCGCAACGACTTAGCCAAAGGTAAGTATCGGGTGATCTCGGATGTAACCGAGGCGACGACGACGCGCCGAGACAAGACGGTCAAGACCCTGATCAATGGATCGCAGGTGGTGGCAGGGTTTGACCCCGAACTGGCCAGCGCCATGATGATGACGGCCATGTTGAATATGGACGGGGAGGGCGTCGAAGACTTGCAATCGTGGATGCGCGCCAAGGCCCTAAGCATTGGCCTTGTTCAGCCGACCAAGGACGAACAGGACAAAATCGACCAAGCGCAGCAGCAGGACCAGGCTCCTGATCCGCAGGCTGAGGCGCTCATGGCGGCTGCGGCTCAAGCCAAGGCCCTTGCTGGCAAGGCGGTGGCCGATACCAAGCTCTCGGAAGCCAAGACCATCCAAACCCTCGCGGATGCCGAAAAGACCCGTCAAGAAACCGATCACGGCGCAGTTGAGCGCAAGGTCGGGATGATTGGCAAGGTCCGCGACTTTTTCAGCCCCCGGCCCATGAACAATTTAGCGCCGATCAACCCTATCCAAGGTCCGCAGCCATGAAGAAGCCAATCAAGACCGCAAAGCCCTCAAAGGCCAGCAAGCCCGCCGCCAAGGGCAAGCCTAAGGACAAGTGCTAGGCCTCTGCTTTGACCCGTTACGATTACGGCTCCAACCCAGCCTTATCGGTATCCAGCCACCGTGAGTGCTGAGTGCAAAAATGGGGGTCGAATTGACCAATACGGCAGATGCGCAGGACAGCGCCCTAGAATCGGAAACTGACGACCTTTTGCCCGATGAGGGTAACGGCGATCTGGACCAAGAGGGCACCGATAGCGAGGCCGAAGGCGATGAGGATGAAGTCCTTGTAACCTTTGGCGATGAGGCAGCGCCAGCCTCAAACGAGGGACAGGATTCAGGGCTTGTCCGCAAGCTCCGCGCAGAAATCCGGGATCGAGATGCCCGCTTGGCAGAGTTGGCCAAGCCGTCAGCACCGCAAGTGGTTGAGGTCGGCGAAAAGCCAACCCTTGAAAGCTGCGATTATGACGAGGACACCTTTGAAACCGCGCTTGATGCTTGGAAGGACCGGAAGCGTCAGGCCGAAGAGGCCACGACCCAAGCCCAGAGGGATGCACAGGCCAATCAAGCGGCCTGGGCGGAAGAGATGGCAGACTTTGGGCGCAAGAAATTGGCCCTCAAGGTTCGCGATTTTGAAGCCGCAGAAGAGGAAGTGGTGGCCGGTCTGTCTCAGACGCAGCAGGCCATCGTGATCAAGGCCAGCAGCGATGCAGCCAAGGTCATTTACGCCCTCGGAAAGCATCCAGCCAAGTTGGCAACCCTCGCAGCCATTCAAGACCCCATCAAGTTTGCGGTCGCTGTCTCAAAACTCGAAGGAACCCTGAAAGTGACAACCGGCAACCGCACCGCACCAGCGCCTGAGGGCATTGTGAGGGGATCGGCCCCGATCAGCCGTCAGACGGACAAGCACCTACAGCGGCTTGAGGCCGAGGCTGAACGCACCGGCGACCGTACAGAGGTCGTTCGGTACAAGCGCCAGCTCAAGGTCCAGGCCAAATAGCAACCATTCACCCTAAGGGGATCAGCTATGCCTAACGGTTTCTCAAAAGAAGAGCGCGTAATTTTCGACAACATGCTGGAAGGCTATGACGACGCACTGGTTGCCAGCCGCGCCGCTGTTGTCACTAAGTTTGACCAATTGCAAATGGAGCGCACCGGCGACATTATGTGGCTGCCTCAGCCTTACATTATGACCACCTATGCCGGTAACGATGCCACGAGCAATTTCAAGGACGTGACCCAGTTGTCGGTTCCCGCCGTGATCAATACCCAACGCCACGCGCCTTGGGTTATGACCGCCCGTGAATTGCGCGATGGTCAGCAAGAGACCCGCCTATCCAAAGCGGCCTATCAACGTCTAAGCGCCGACATGAATGTTGACGTTATGACGGTGGCTTCCTTGTTTGGCACCCTGGTCAATAAGCGCAACGTCGCAGCCACTGGGTTTGATGATATTCAGTTGGCTGATGCATTGTTCACCGAACAGGGCATTCCCCGCGAAGACCGCAAATTCCTTGCCTCGCCGCGCGATTACAACAACATGGCCGCAGACCTTGCCAAGGTGAAAACCTCAAGCGCAGCTGCGGCTTTGACGGCGTATGAAAAGGCCATAGTGCCAGACATTGCAGGCTTCGACCTGTATAAGATGGACTATGCTTATCGCCTGACTGCGGCGGCTGGCGTTACCGTAACCTTGAACGGTGCCAACCAGTTTTACACTCCGGCTGCTGCTACCCTAACGGCGGGGCGCGGCTCCTTGAACGTGGACAACCGGTTCCAGACCATCACCATTAGTGTGGCTTCCGGCACGGTCAAGGTCGGCGATGCTTTCACGATTGCAGGCGTCAATGCGTGTCACCACATCACTAAGCAGGACACGGGCCAACTCAAGACCTTCCGTATCACCGCAATCCTGACCGGCGCTGGCGGCTCTGGTACGGTGCAGATCACGCCTCCCATTATCAGCAATGGTGGCGCGACCAATGCCGAGGCCATGTATCAGAACGTCACGGCAACACCTGCCAATGGCGCGGCGATCACCTTCCTGAATACGGTCACGGCCTCTGTGAACCCGTTCTGGCAGGGCGACGCTGTCCAAATCCTGCCAGGCCGTCTGGCACCGGCTCCGGACAGCGGTTTGGCCGTTATGCGCGGAGCGACCGATCAGGGCTTTGAGTTGGTTATGACCCGCCAAGGCGGTATCAACGACCTCTCCACCAAGTACCGGGTTGACGCGCTGTGGGGTACGGTTGCTGCCCAGCCCGAAATGATGGGGATCACCCTGTTCGGTCAGACCTAGGTCTAGCCGAACGCAATCGGGGAGGGCTTCGGCTCTCCCCTTTTTTCTCACGATTCAGGGATTACCCAATGACAGACCAGACCATGCTATATCGCCCATCTGAGGATAAGGCCAAGGCCTGTCCTGAGGCGTGGGGTCTACCGCTTGACCTTCTGATCGTGGATAGCGATCAAGAGGCCGATGCCCGCCTTGACGGTTGGTTGTCAGGCCCGGAGGCTGTCGCGGCCCTTAATCCTGATAGCGCATTTGGCAGTGCCTATGATAGCATTCTTGATGCGTCGGTTTCCGAGATAACGCCGCTTTTAGCCGAACTAACTGCGGAAGAATTGTCAGGCCTGCTGACGGCTGAACGGTCGGGCAAGACCCGCAAGGGGCTGGTTACGGAAATCGAAAAGGCCATAGAGGCCAAGGTGGCTGGCGATGCTTAAGCCCTTTTGCCCCAGCCCAGCCAGTAGCTTCTATATTCCCAACGCAATCACAGCATCGACCCCTGTGGCGATTCCAGACGGCTGCGACCAGTTGATGCTGTATAATTCATCGGCGACGGCCATTGCCTTTTTGCGTGTCGCGACCCTGCCATCCAATACCGATGCCGGGGTCAATGCCACGGTTGCGGGCCTTGCCGCTGCGCCGGGCGGTTTTCCGGTCCCTCCGGGTCATCGGTTCGTGATCTCGGTTGGCTTTGGGGACAAGCGGATCAGCGCCATTGCATCCATAGCCGATGGTAATCTTTTGGTAACGCCCGGCAACGGGTTCTAGGGGCCGCTTGTCATGATCATCTGGTCGCCAAAAAAACCAACTGAGACCGTCGCCTATGTCATAGACTGGGCCACCGAGCTTGGCGGCGACCAGATTGCATCCCACACTTTGACGGTTGCCAGCGGAACGGCGGTTGTTAAATCATCCGTGGTTCTTGATGGCGATAACGGCGCAACCTCAGTCCAAGCCCTGATCACGGGCGGCACAGACGCGACCACCACCGTGTTTAACCATACGGTCAGGACCGACCTTGGGCAGGTTCTGACCGACCAAATCACCCTGCGGATTGACAGTGGAAGCAGCACGGTCCCCGCAACGGTAACAAAGCGCACCATCATCACCATGGCGTTTGAAGAAATCGGGCTAGCAGGTTATGCCTTCGACGCCACGCCAGAGGAACAATTCTCAGCCCTGCGCCGTCTGGATGCGCTCATGCTCGAATGGGCCGGCCCAGGCTGCAACATTGTTCTGGGCTATAACAGGCCCTTGGTTCTGGGCGGCGGCGATCTAGGGGACGCCTCCTATCTGCCAGACTGGGCTTTAAACATCGTCGCCCTGTCCTTGGCCCTGCGGATCATGCCCGCGATTGGCAAGACCATGAGCAGCGAAAGCCGGATTGCGCTGGCGCAGGGTCTCAATGCGCTGCGAGCTGCAAGCGCGGTCATCCAAAGTCGTCCTATCCCATCAATGGTCGCGCTAGGGGCGGGCAGTCGCCGTTATGGGGCGGCAGGGGTATGACGCGGATTAGCACCCTGTCTGGCATCAAGGCCGATGCAACGGCCCGGTTGCGAACCAGTTATCCAATCAATCTTGAGCCTGTGATTGCCGAAAGCGGCTTATCAGACGGCTATCTCCACAGTCCGCCCGGCGTGACCCTGATCAGCACCGGGCCGGGCCGGGATCGCGGGGCTATCAACTGGAATGGGGCTTGCTACCGGGTCATGGGGTCCAAACTGGTCCGAATAGATGGATCGGTCGTGACCGTGCTTGGCGAGGTCGGCGACAATGGCGGTCCGGTTTCAATGGATTACAGCTTTGACCGTCTGGCTATTGCCTCAAACGGCAAGCTTTTCTACTGGAATGGATCAAGCCTAGCGCAGGTTACAGACCCTGACCTAGGCCTCGTCCTAGATGTGATCTGGATCGCGGGCTATTTTATGACGACTGACGGCACGAATCTGGTCGTCACAGAGTTAAGCGACCCCTTTGCGGTCAACCCCTTAAAATATGGCTCATCCGAGGAAAGCCCTGACCAGATTGTCAGCTTGATTAAGATTAGGGGTGAGGTCTATGCAATCAATCAGACCACGACCGAGAACTTTCAGAATGTCGGCGGTTCAGGCTTTCCCTTTGCAAGAAACAATGGCGGCTTGATTCCAAAGGGCACAATCGGCACTTATGCCAAAGCGCACTTTTTGGACACTTTCGCTTGCGTCGGGGCCTCGCGCAATGAAAGGGCCAGCGTCTATCTAGGGGGACCAGGCCAAGCCTTGCCGATCTCTACGCCAGAGATTGACCGAATCCTTGGCGAACTGAGCGACGGCCAATTGTCGACCATAGAGCTTGAGGCTGTTGTCGATGCCAATGAACAGCGCCTATTGGTCCATCTG